TTAGGTTTCGAGCTCGATGAGTTCGAGGATCATGTCAGGATGAAGTAGTCCGCCGTCCTCGCGACCAGGTTGCCCCGGGGCGTCCCCAATGCGCATTCTGACGACGGTTCCCGGGTGCGTCGGATGCTTAGGTTTGGTGTGAATCTGCAAGATTTTGGCCAAGACATTGTGCGCGTCAGTGTGCGTTCCAACGAGTCGACCGAGGTGGTGCCCGGTGAGGTCACCAGCCCGAATGTTTGTATTCGCTACCACGCCCGACGTTACGTTCGGATCGTCGAGATCGATCGCGTCAACGGCGTAGACCTCCACTGACTCGTAGTTCTCCGCCACCTCGTCGACATGTGGGTCGAGGCTGCCAACGTGCCCTCGCAGTCTGTATCGCCAACCGAGCTGTTTGCCGCCGGAAGGCTCGGCAAGAAATCTCGCAGTCGGTTGCCCGTCACTGTCGTAGGACCAGTCAATTTCGTGGACGGTGAGCACTTCGCCCGACTTGTAGATCCTGTCGCCCACCCGAACGCTGAGCACCGGAACGCGGACTGGCTGTTCCATTTCGGTCATTGGGAGAGCAGATCACGGTTCGCAGATTCGATCGAGATGGCACGCTGCGAATCATCCGTTCGAACTACGGGGCATCTTCAGCGTTATGGGCGGGCGCAGTGAACTCGGTTCCCGCTTTACGATGATCCGATGAGCGAACGTAATCCCGACCCGATAGCACGGGCGATCCTGTGGGTACGGGAGAAAGTTTTCACCACCCCGATGCGGACGGAATGCGGAAACTGTCATGCGCCCTACCCGGTGCCGGCGCGTCAGGAGTTCTGTTCGGATGAGTGCGCCGACGACTGGCGATTGAAGGCCGCGTGGTGACATGTGGCAAGTTGCGGAACGCGACCGCCAGGCCGACGATCAGCCAGACCGACGACTGATATTGGGTGATCAGCGCGACCGTCAGAAGGGTGGGGATCTGGCCGATGAGAGCGATCTCGGCTGCGGACCCCTTCGCGATCATCACACGCCAGCCCATCACGGCGAGACCGGATGCAAGCAGTAGGACGACGATCCACCCGAAGTCGATACCAATCAGCAGGGGTGTCGAGTCAATGGACCCATATCCCTTGTAGAGCGATCGGCCGACTGCGTCGATGCCGACACCCTGAGCGTTTCCGATGAGGTTCATGTCGGCCGGGACCTGTTCCCACAGATTCACCCGGTACTGAGACGACGGGTCGAGCTCCTCGCTCAACTGGGAGAAGCGATTGAGCAGTGGTGGTGCGACGAACAGCAGTGCCAGCAGCCCGCCGAAGAGCGTCACGATCCGGGTGGTCGACGACAGCCGAGGCATGAAGACGATGACCAGAATAACCGTGAGAAGCGCCGACAGAATCGGCCCGCGGCTGAGAGTGGCCAGCGTGCCCGCGCCTACGGCGGCGACCATTGGCAGTCTCCACCGGAAGGAACTGGTCATCACGAACGGAATCATCATCGAGAGGAACCCCCCGAGGGCGATCGCGTGACCGAATGACGCCTCGCTGCGGTCGACGCCGCCTCGCTGTTGAATGTCTGCCCAGAACGACAGATTTTCGAGACCGGTTACGTCGACAAAGACGTGCCAGTGGAATAGGTATTCGAGAATTGCCCACACAGCGAGAGCGGTTCCGGCGAATGCGAGAACGTCGGCGACGAATTGACGTCCGACGTGGTACCCCAGCGTGCGAGCAGCAACGTACGCCGTCGCCCACTGAACGGCCATTGCTGTAAATGCGTACGACGGGCTGAACTGCATGGCGACCGCGAGTGCACCGATGACCAGCACCGCCGCAAAGAGGTAGTCCGCACCGACCAAGGTGTCGCGGGGTCGGCATTTGAGTGCTGCGGGTAGCGCGATAAGGATTGCCCAGGTGGCAGGCGGTATCGGGATCGAAGGTAGCTGGACCCAGAACGGTACGAGCGCGATACCTGCGACGACGAACGCGAACGCGACCTTTGGCCGGTTGATCATCGAGGCCGCTAGGCCAGCCGCCACGACGGCTCCGATGCCGATAAGCATCGCGGTCACCCACAGAGATTCCGAAGGTATCACCAGCGGTCCTTTGCGTTGATGTACGTTTCTGCGCAATGGTCTGAACAGAATCGCGCTTTGTCGTACTCCTTTTCCGCTCCGCATTGCTGGCAGAAGTTTGCCCGGCCCATTCGGTCGTGGATTCGCCGCGCAAACTGGCCGACTTTCACAATCGTCGTAGCGATTGGGTCAGCACCCCCGTTATCCATAGGCGTGATGATCCACTACCCCGTGGCGGCCCGCAATCGGGGAGGTTACCGGATGTTGCTGACCCAGTTGTCGCCCGTCTTTACCTGAGCGCCGACCGCAACTGCGCCTTCGACGGCGGTGACGATGCTGGTCCACTTCGCGGGCGGCATGACGTTGCCACCCGATGCAGCCGCACCGGACACGATGTCGTGGATGCACAGAATCAATACACTCTTATCCGCGACGACCTTGTTGATCGCCGCTTGGATGTCAGCGAGAGGCTCGAATCCAGCGTTGCATCGCTGGATCGCATACCGACGAGGGGGGCACGCCGATTCGTTGAGCACCCGAGTCGCAGTGAATGCGGCAGTGAAGTACTCGCGGACCGTGTCCTCGGATGCCTTCGAATGGTTGCCAATCGGCCATGCAAATGTCTTCGCCGAGAACCCGTTCGCGTCGAGCCAAGAGGCCATGCTCTCGATCTCCACGATCCGGCGTTCCGCACTCATCGCAGGCATACCCACACCGTGGGCGGCGGCAGACCAGGCGTGAGCCCCTATCTCCCAGCCGTAGTTGTCGTGCATGCTCTTGGCCCACGGGAGATCCCAGTTCGTCGAACTCTGTGTGACCGGTTGGATCTGGTCGAGGATCGGGTACAAGGTCGCTGGCCATCCGCGTGAGTTCAGGTCTGGCGCACAGATCGTTTTCTGTGTGAGAGACGTGTCATCCATGGTGAAGATGATCGTGGGGCTGACGGTTTGCGGTGGTGCGATCGCTTCGATGCTCGCGATGTGGAGGGTGCCTGCTACACCACTTGGCCCGGTGAAGCCCACTTGGATGCGGGAGATGTCTGTCCAGGTCGGTGCTGTTCCATTCGCACCGAAGTCCGAGAGCGGGATGTCTACGATCTCCCAGCGTCCGGCCTGCCACGGGAAGTTCGACCCTTCCGCGTTGCCGCCGCCCGCGAGGATGGTGTTCTTGTTGAAGTAGGCCGAGAAGTTCGACTTGCCCATGTATAGATCAAGGCTCTGGCCCGCTCCGTACTGGTCGTACTTGAGGTATAGGCGGATCGCGGTTGCCGCGGACAGGTCGACAGCTGTGATGTTCTTGAACAGGCTGGCAGAACCGCCCGACGACAGGGTGACCACTTTCGCCGACTGGCTGCCACGGATGACGTCGGCGGTGTCGTTGAGGTTGCTGTTCGCGGCGTCGAGGCCGGCGCCTTCGAGGCCGAACCCGTGGCCGGCGGTGTAGAAGTACCAGCCCATGATCGTCTTGGTAGTCGACAGCCGGCGTTTCTTGAACTCGGTGGGAGTGACCACTTGAGACTTCAACGGATATTTGCCGTCATACCGGCTGTCCAGGGCGGTCAGCGGATCGTGGCTACTGATGGTGCGCCACGTCTTGGTGCCGCCGACGGTCACTACCTGGAGCGTCCGCAGCGACCCCGACATCCGCAGGACCACCGAGGTTGCTGCGGCGTCGATGATGTCGGACCCAGCACGGCTGACGGTCACCGTGTTCGCGGTGACATCAGCATCATCCTTTTGGATAGCGACGACCGCGCCGTCCGCCAGGCCCGACAGTGCGGGAAGGGTGACCGCGAGGTTACCGGCGGTGGCGTTGTAACGGTTGATCTTGCCGACCACCGGAGGAGTGGTGGTGGTGAGAGCGGCGGTCGAAGTGAGCGGAGCGAGGGCTTTGGCCATGATCGGGATTCCTTAACTGAAGACGAGGGTGCCGTCGCCGGCATCGGTGACGGTGGACGAGCCACCGGAGGTCAGGGTGAGAGTGCCGTCGCCGTTGTCGGTGACCGTCAAGCCGCCACTACCGCCGCCGCCCGATGTGACTGTCCACGCGGCGATCTCTGTCGCATCGAACGATGGACGTGACGTGCCGGAGGTGGTGCGCTTGCCGATCGTGCCGTTCGGGAGGACAACAGGAGCGCCCGCAGAGTAGGTCGTATTCGCCTGCCAGAGCGGGGCATAAGTGTTCGCAAGTCCCGCAATCATCCCGGACACCACCGAGACCCAAGTGGACCCCACCGGCGGCGTCACGGTGGCGGCCTCGATCAGCGGACCGAGGTCGGCGTCTGCGTTGGGCATCTCGATCGTCGCCTGGATCATGCCGACACCGCTGAAGTACTTCGTGCCAGGCCGACCGAACGTGACGAGGACGTCGTACGGCCCGGGCTCGAAGTCGGCGAATGAGCCCGCCCCGGTCGCCGATTCCTGTGTGACGGTGTTGGTCGACACCGTCTTGCCCGGCACCAGGACTGACGGACGCACGGCCGGGGGAGTGAGGCGCACGCGGACACGGGGCGGGTCGCCGCCGTCGCCGTCGCGCCAGCCGTAGTTCAGGGTGGGCATCAGGACTCCTCGGAAGGTAGGACGTGCGCGTTTGCGCGCAGGGCCGGGTTGAGCTGTTCATCGCAGGCGCGTTGCCAGTCGCCACCCCATTGGTCGATCCAGGGCTGCGAGCGGGACATCAGGTACAGCGCATTCGGTTCGGGTGGTGTGCGTTCGACGGTGGTTATGGTCGAACCGTCTGGCAGCAGCCACCACACTTCGCCCCCCGTGATCAGGGTTGCCAACTCGTCGCCGTTGATCGAGTACGTTCCGTCTTCGCCGCGCATCACGGTCCCACCAGAGGCGCGACGGACACCGCTGCCCACGGGACCATGTCGTTGACCCGCTCCAAAGAGGCAAGCGAGATCGAACTCGCGATGCCCGAACGGCCGTTGTTGGTGCGGTAACTCGACGCATCCAGCAGAAGGTCCGGGGGTCGACCGACGCCAGCCTGGGGCATCATCGCGAAGGCACGCGGCCCCTGCGCCAGGCCGGGCGCCACCTGCATGTGCGCCACAAACAGCAACTGACCGGGCGTGCACTGTTGGTCGATTCCCATGTCGATCCATACCTCTTTGAGATCCGTCGCGGCTGGCTGCGCGTCCTTGAGATTCCCTGAGTCCCAAACCTTTTCGAGGTTCCCGTTGGCCGGGTTGTAAACCATCAGGCCCAGGCGATAGTCGTCGATGGACAGGATGGAGCTTTGGGAGCCGACCACCCACCGGATCTTCTCCACCGTGCCAGCCCGGTCAACGATGATCGGGGTGAAATAGACACGGCCCGTTGACGAGAACGCATATGTCTGCGGCAGGAACGTAGGAAACACCACGTCACCGTCGCTGTTGTACTTCACCAGGCTTCCCCGCGGACACGACGCCATGTCCTGGATGTCGGCGATATAGGCAGGGGTGACCGCAAAAGTGGCTGCCACATCTTCGAGTTTGGTGATCGCCTCGGTGTGCGCCTCAACGGTCTCCCATTTGGTGTTGAAGAACTCGAACAAATCCTGGATGCCGTCGATGGCGCCCGCCAGAATGCCGCCACCGTCGCCGCGCAGTGCGGCGAAGAGGTTGCCGAACCAGTAGTTCAAGAGCTGCTCGAGCAGAGTCTCGTCACCTCGCGGCCGACGACCCTTGCCAGGCCTGCTCGGAATCTCGACCGGCATTACGGCATTCCTGCCAGGCGTCCCGAGCCGCCTGCACATAGGTGCGGCTGTCGCCAGGCATGCGCTCGGAACCATAGGCGTTATGGCGCCCGCCAATGAGGTACTTCTTGGCCCACTCGATTGTTCCGAACGCATCCCACCACCGCGCCGGGTCGGGCTGTCGCCGACCAGTCACGCCGTTCGCGATCAGTCGCAGCCCATTGTCGGCTGGGCATGAGCTGATCGGATCGTCAGGTATTGCGAACGAATGCACCGGTACACCAGAGATGAAGCGCTCACCGGCCAGGCCGAAGCGGTTCGTCGGCACGCCACCGTGCGCGATCTGATTGCGGGCCCGGAGCGGATCAGCCAACAGGACAATGCCCTTCAGGTTCTTCGGACGGTCCAGCATGACGTACTCGCCCAGGATGTAGGCGCCCAGTGAGAACCCACTGGCCTTCCATGGGCGCCCGAGCGCATCAATCGACCGCAGAGCTGCACGCCCAATCACCACCGACTCGGGCAGCCTGAGTGTGCCGATGGGCCGGATCTCGGGTCGGAAGTCCAAGTCGATGACATCCGACATGCCTTGGGTGACGCCGGCCAGCATCTGGTTTGGGCCGACCGGCTCACCAGCCCCACGAACTCGCACCGTCAGCATCAGTCGTTCATCCCTTCGGGCTCCTCTGGCAGCTCTATCTCGTGGTCGATGAGCTTGCGACGCAGCCGGGCAACGAATGCGCGCAACGCCAGAACAACCCGGTCCAGGTGGGTGATCGTCTTATCTCGCTGACGTAGCCGCTCTTTGAGGTCAGCCAGTTCGGCCTCGTAGTCGGCGATGGTCCGTGAGTGGCGGGCTCGAGCCTCGTCGCGTCCCGGTCCCGGGCAGCCTTCTCCTGTTCGAGGTCCTGTTCCAGCTGATCGATCTTCGCGTGGAGCTTGGCGATGTCGTCGAGCTTGACCTTGGAACGTGTCGCCAGGACGCCTGTGATCAGCGCGCCGATGGCCGCGAGGAGCCCACCGAAAGATGCAATCAACTCGGGACTCACTGACCCCGAGTTCACTGACGCGAGCAAATGGGGGCTCACTGAGTCGGAGTTCACCGATGACCCCTTTCCGCGTCGCCCCGGGCGATCGCAATATTGAGTACGGCAACGAACGCCGCATAGGTTCCGTGCACGATCGGCACGGGAGGCTCGGTGAGGAAGGCGGAGAACAGGATGCACCCGCCGTAGAACGCGCCCATCGTTCCTGCCGCAATGTGCGCAGCAACAAACCCTCGTTGACGCACCGCGGCAAGCAGGAGCGCCAGACCAGTGAGCACGAATCCGAAGAACCACAGCGGGCCAACCGATTCCACCCACACCACCGCAGAGACTTGGCCGGGCTGCAAAGGTCGGCGTACCAACTCCTCCGGGGAGATGTACAGCACGCCGACCGTCACGTTCATGCAGCCGGTGACCGCGGCCGCCAGCCGCGCACCGAGCATCAGCCGAGGTAGTGTTCGCGCTCGATGCCGTCCGCAGGCACCTCGATACCGAGCGATACCTTCGGCGTGACCTGGGGCCGGGTGGCGATCAGGGTCAGGAACAACGATGCGGCAGCGAGGATCGCGCCCTGTTGAGCTTCGGTGACCTGAAAGCCGAACGCGACGACCAGGGGAAGACCGGTCTGCACGACGCCGAGGATGGCGGGGAGCACGGTCTCGCGGACACTGATCACCACGATCAGCGAGAGCACCGCGTTGACTGCAGCCTGGATGAGGCCTTGTGTCTCGGTGGTGATGTTGAGACCGAAGGCGACGAGCAGCGCGACCGCTGCCATGATCGCGCCTGCCCAGGCGGCGGGCTCGCGTCCGAAGATGAGGCGGGCGGTAGGGGTGTGTGTGGTCATGACTTCTCCTTGTCGGGGTGTTCGCCGGGCTCAGCGGCCGGCGGGGATGTAGAGCTTGTTCGGGTCGCGCTCGACTTTGAACGTGCCGTCGGGATCGAAAGCGAGCGAACCGTTTTCGAAGTCCTGGACGATGACCTCACCGGCGTTGTACTCGTCCGAGATGGGCCAGCCGAGGTGCCCCTTCTCGGCGCCCTCGAGGTTGAACCAGCGATCACCAATCCGGCCGCGCACCGCGAACCCGGGCTGGCCGTACCGCGCGTAGATGGCGCCACCCTCGAAGCCCTGCGCGTCGCCGATGGCCTTCGCGTCGGGTGCTCCGGGCTTGTCGAAGATGACCGCGTGGTACTTCAGCGGCATGCCAAGGAATCCGGCCTCGAAGTCGTAATTGGCGTAGACCCGCATGATGTTGGCCGGCACCGGGATGGTGCGGTTGACGTCAGCGCGCCAGTAGATGTTGCCGTTCTCGAAGTTGGCGACCTTGCCCTTGATCTTGCGGGTGTCGAACTCGCCAGGCTTGGTTCGCTTTCCGAGCCACGGGCTGAACCCGTAGATCCGGTCGATCTGGTTCTCAGGCGGCTTGGGCGGTGCCTGTGGTGCGCGGAGGCGGGCCTGTTCGGCGGCAATGTCACCGCGGAACTTGTTCATGTCGATGCCGCCCGGATCCCATTTGCCCTGCGCGGCACCGGCCCATTCCTTGTGGCCGATGACGTGGGCGGATGTCTTGCCGAGCCTGTTGAGGATGACGGCGCAGGTCTTGACGTAGGCCCAGTACTGCGCGGCCGACCAGCCTTCGGTGCCGTTGTTCTCGGCCTCGATGCCGATCGTGACGGCGTTCGCATTGTCCCGGGCAATGCCGGGGTAATAGCCGCTGCCGGCGTGCCAGGCGATACCCGCGCCGACAACGAACACCGTGCCGTCGCGTCGCAGGAAGATCTGGGAGCACAGCCCGAGGTCAGGGTGGTTCTGGATCGCGTTCGCGCTCGAGTTGCCACCGGTGTGGTGAGCGACGATGCCCCAGATCTCTCCGAAGTCGCCGTGCCCGATGTCTTTCCAGTCGCCGTACTCAACGACCGTGAGGCCGCCGCGACGAAGCTCGTCGGCGAGCCAGATGGGATCTGCCATGGTCTATCTCCCTTGTCGAGGATTGGGTTTGTTGCGCTGGGCAGCTCGGCGGTCGAGCCACTGACACAGGAGTGCGAGCAGCTCGAATGGCAGCTCGTACAGGCGGTTCACTAGACCGAGTTGGCGAAGGCCCGGGACGTTGCGCCGAGCCCGATGAGGCCGGTGATGGTGCGATCCCACGGGCCCTTGAGGCGCTCGGACTCACCGAGGGTGATCTGCTCGACCATCCGGCCGTCGTTGCGATCGGCGACCGCCACCTTCGACACGTACTGCTCGACGATGTTGCCGTGGTCCCAGAACTGGATCCGATCACCGACGTCGAACCGACGCGCTGTGCCGTTGTCTGCGCCGAAGCTCATGCCGCGGCCGTCAGCACCACCGGAGGTCGCGTTGATGGTCAGCTTCTCGCCGCCGCCCCGCTCCTTCAGACCGGTCATGCCGGTGGCGTACGAGTCGAGCGAGTGCGCCGCAGTGTTGTCGACGAAGTCCTCGGGCCACAGGTCGTCCTCGCCGACGTCGTTGATGAGGTCTTGGTCCCAGAACTGTTGGTAGGCAAAGAAGATGTCGTCGAACAGGTCGCCCACCACCGCGCCGAGGCCGAGGCCTGGAGCGATGAGGTTGAGTAGCAACTGGATGGCGAGGTTCGCGCCGATCTCGATGACGTCGTTGAGGATGGCCGGCGACTTACCCCCGACGATCACCTTGCCCGCTTCCGGGTGTGACTCCTCGTAGTCGTATGAGTCGACCTGACCTGGTGCGTCCGTGCGGAACTGGACCTTGAGGTTGTCGCGCTGCGTCTGCGTGTCGAACACCATGCCCGCTCGGTCCATGCTGTCGGACCACAAACCGTTGTTGATCGGCTTCATCAGCTGCGACAGGTCGAGGAAGTGATCGGACGATGCGTCGATAATCGATTGCAGCGCACCGAGGGTGGACGTGTTGAACACCTTCGGGGAGGTGCCGCGCCCGTCCCACAAATCGACAGAGATGCCCATCTCCAGGCGTTTGACCGTCGGCTCGAACAGGTCTGCACCTCGAGGGAATCGGGCCTGCAGGGCCGCGATCGGATCGGTGACGTCTGCGATGAGGTCGAGTAGGTCGTCGAAACTGTCGATGTCGCTGAGATCTGGCATGGTCCACTCGGCCGGCCAGTGCAGCGGGAGCTTGCAAAATGCCGGGAAGTTGAGCCGCGTCATGTTCTTGGCGAAGTAGTACTTGAACACAGGGTCCGGGGCTCCGACGATGACGTCCTGCTTGCCTGTGAGGCCTACCTGGATCCACGGCGGCAGACCGGGATTGACCCAGGCGAGCCACCGTTGCATCAGGTATTTGTTGCCGATGCAGGTATAGGTGCGCCGTTCTCTTGGGGTCCCACCGGCGATGATGCCGCGCTTCATGATTCGTCCGGTCCATGGCTTTCCGTTACGCATGGTGCGGACATGGAAGCAGCGGCGCTTCACGTCGGTGATCTGCGAGACCAGCGGGTGGTCAGGGTGCAGCGAGAACGCACCTGCGTTCGGTTCGAGACCGAAGGTCCAGTCGAACGCCGCCTCTTGGTAGCCGCCCACCGGCCGCCACTCGATGACCGGATTGTTGCGTCGGCCGATCTCGATGGGGAACGGGGTGACGGGCGTCGTGTTGGGCCGGGCGTACCCCGGCGTACCCATGGTCACAGGGCCGTCTCGAACAGTTGCGGCAGAGTGACTTTCAGCTTCGTGGCTGCTGATGCCCCGGAGCCAGTAAGGGTGATTGGCACATCGTCTGTCTCGGCGGGGACCTGGACATACCAGCGGTTCCCGATCCACGACCGGTCGAGGCCCGCCTGATCGGTGATTGCCCACCAGTTGGGGTCTGTCTCGATCTCCAGCCATTGGCCGGTGGTCAGCGATGGCAGAGACACTGCAGGCTGACCAGCCCATGACAGCGTCGGCGAGGTGATCGGACCATCTAGACGGAAGTGCGGCCACACCGGTTCGGTGCCAAAGTTGGTGATCTTCGCACCTGCGAACTGCGCGACGGTGAACTCCTGCACAACCGGATCGGTCCGCCACCACGTCTCGTCCGACCGCAGGTCAACATCCTCGAACATCCAGCCGACATTCGCCATCTGCTCATAAGGCGACTCGAGCTTGTTGATCCGTCGCATCCACTGATACCGCCCGGGCTCGCCGAGCTCGTTGATGACCTCCAGCTTGAGGAGCAGGCCGCCAGGCAGCAAACTCGTCGCGCGGCCCAGGGTGCGACGCCACCGGCGAAGCAGGTCCATACCCTCGACCTTCGGGACCGGACCCAGGTTCGCGCCCAGCGTGACGACGTTGGGCTTGTCGTTGCGGGCCACGAACGTGACACCGGCTTGGCCGACGCCCTCGTCGGCGTCCTCCACTTCGAAGTCTGCGCCGCCCAGCCCCTTCACGTACTTGAGCCGGACCGGGCACTGAGGGTCGCCGAACTCCCACGTCTCACCGTCGACACCGGTGAGGATGACCAGAGGTCCGGCCATCACCGACCGCTCTTCTGCATGATCATGCTGGCGGGGCCTTCATCCGATTCGACGGTCACGGTGATGTTCTTGCCCTCCCTTACGGCTTGGACGATGGCGTCGAGCTGCTGCGAGATCTGACCGGCGTAGTCGCCGATCACGCCCGACAGACCGGGGATATCGTTGGCGCCCGTGTCGAAAGTGGGAGCGAGGTTGCCCAGATCCAACTTGCCGCTCTGGGTCATGCCGAGGTACGGCGCGATGCCCGAGGCGGCGGTGAAACCAAGGCCGGTGAGCAGCGCGAACGCATCGCTGGCATTACGCGGCTTCATCGCATCGCGGGTGTCAACGGTGTAGCCGCCGAACCCACCCTCACCGAAGCCCTTCACACCCAGGCGCCGGCCGATCTCAGCCAGATGCGCAGTGAACGGGGCCTCTTGGCAGGACTGAGGGGCACGTAGCCTTCGCCGCCCGTTTCGGGCTCGGCCCACACGCGGTAGTCACCCGGGCGTGCGATCTGTGCCTGATGCTCTTCGATCCCACCGTGGGCGAACAGTTTGATCGGCGCGCGGCCACGCATCAGCGGAGAGGTGATCTTGACGCCGCGCCGCTGTCTGCCGGCGGGGCCGCCTCCGCAGGGGTTGACGAGTCGACTGTTGCTGCTGACGTGGCGGATGCGCCGTCGAGCTTGCCTCCGACGACGTAGACCTGCTGCACACCAGCTGGCGCGCCGGATGCTGTTGTCGAACCCGCTCCTGCGGCCGATTGCCGGGCAAGGCTCGCCGCGATCTCCGCATCAGCCTCGTCGGCCTTCGCCGCATAGTTCGATCCGTCCGCGGTGCCAGATCGTTGAACCGCCTGCGCCATCTGAGCTTCGCTCATGCCCTCGGTGTCGCCGACCTTCTCCAGAGCGTCGTAGTAGGCGTTGACCGCGAAGGCGGGGTCCATCCGCTGCTCGCGGGTTCCCCAGCTGTCTCGCTGTTGCAGGATGCCGGCGTTGTCGCCGTCCATCCCGTGATCCAGGTTCTGCGCGTCAGTCTCGGCGAGCGTCGCCATGACTGCGGACTTGATCTCTTTGTCGGACTTGCCCCGGCGCTTACCCTCAGCGACGACCGTGTCGATGATCTTCTCGCGCTCGGTTCGGTTGTCTGCTGCTACCGCGTTCGGGTCCTGTGTTCCCGACGCGCCAGGCCAGTGCCAGACCGACGGGAAGTTCGTCGGGTCCTGCGCGCCCTCGCCGTACTGGATTCCGTTGCCGCCGGACTCAACCGGCACACCGAAGAGGCGGCCGGACATATGACCGTTCTCGCCGCTGCCGTTGTTCGTTCCGATCGTCCAGCCATTGGGGTCATCACCCGGGACCCAGCCCAATGCAGCGAAGTCGCTGTCGGTGGTGAACCGGACCTGCTGGCCGGTGCCCTTCGAGTGAATCTCGGACAGGTAACCGGAGCAGTCGAGCGCGCCGTAGACATACGGCTCGTCGTCGTGGGCCTGGGCGGTGGCGATGGCAGCGTTGCGGTCGAACATGCCACCCTCAGCCATCTTGAAGATCTTGTAGCCGAACCGATCTGCTACCTCGGCGAGGATGTTCGTCGCCCGCGCCCGCTTGGATGCAGCGCCCGGGATGAACGCCTCCCACGGACCCGCGTCGGTCTCGGCCCACTGGACCAATCCGCGTTTGCCGCGAGTGGCCGGCTGGATGATCGCCTGATCGGGGAGTGACCCGTCGATGCCACCCTGGGCGTACTGGCGAATCGAACCGTCGGCGTTCTGATCGCGGGGGACGAGCTGCCCACCGGGGCCGATGCGATACCCGGGGGTGGTCGGCGGCAGCTCGCCTGTCGTGGTCATGTTGAACACGATGTTCTTGACGCCCGCGATGCCGTTGATCGAGTTGTTGAGGTTGTCGATGTCAGCCTTGACCACGGGCGCATTCGAGGTGACGAGGATCGTCTTGCCGTTGTTGGTGACAACTTCGATGCCCAACCGCCGCAGATCCTCCAACACGGCAGGCGCAAGGGGTGATTCGACAACGATGTTCTTGTAGTTGTCGGTGGTTACCTTCGCGCCGATGTTGGTCAGGATCTGCAGCGCCAGCTCACCACCAGGCGTGGTGACGTCAATCGGCTTCTCGCGAGGCAAGGTGTTCAGCGTCTCGACGAGTTGCTCCGACGCGGCGGCCTCGCGGAGGATGGCGGCAGCATTCTCGTCGACCCCGTCACGCATCGAGGTCAGCCCCGGGACGACCGTGTCCGCGATCGTGTTGGCCATGCCATGGAGCGTGTCGCCGGTCTCGTGCATGGTGCTGCGGAAGTTCTTCGCGGACTGACCGGCCTCCTTGAGGAAGTCGCCAACTCCACCCATGCCGGGGATCGCGCCGATCAGTTCACCGAGGACTTCTGTAGCTCCGCCAATGGTTTCCATCATCGTGCCCATGAAGTCGCCAACAGAGGTCGACATCCATCCGAGCGTGTGCAGAGCGCCAGCCGCAACGTTTCCGATTCCGATGCCAAATGTGAGTGCAGCGGAAACGATTTCGGAAAAGAAGAGAATGATCTCGTCTTTGTTCTCGATGAGTCCGGCCGCCATGTCGGCGACTGCGGGACCGAAAGCCTCGGCCATCGATTGCTTGATGCCCATCGTCGCTTCTTCGACGGTGCGGCGCATGCCTTCCCACGTGGTGGACGCGTTGTCGCCCATGGTCTTCGACGCATTACTCAGCGCATCGGCTGACCCTTCGAACTTCTTTGAGGCCTCGGATGGATCCCAACGGGCCATTGTGTCGATGAAGTCACCCGAGGTGTCACCAAGAAGCGCCTGAGCGGCGGCGGCGCGCTTCGCGGGGTCCTCGATCTTGCGGATACTGTCGAAGACTTCATCGAACGCGGCCTCAGCATCCGGTCCACCTTCGACGAACTTGCGGTACATCTCCTCGCCGTTGAAGCCAAGGTCGGTGAACGTCTGGGTAAGCGTGTCGCCCTCTTCCACCACGCGGCGGCCGAACTCGCGGATGGAGTCCGCTGCGCGGTCGGAGTTGTCGGCGCCGTTGTCCATCGACTGGCTGATCAGGCCGAGCGTGAACTCGGCGGAGAAGCCAGTCTGCTTCCAGCCCGCGGAGTACTCAGAGATCGAGTCGATCAAGTCGCCCTGGGCATCGATGCCGAGCTGCTTGGCCCGGACGATCATGTTCGCCGCGTCGTCGATGTCATCGGCGAGACCCGTCTTGACCAAACCGTTGACCGCGCGCAAGCTCTCGCTCGTCTCAGTCCCGAGAACGCCGTTCAGCGTCTCGACCGTGGCGAGGAGGCGTTCCATGTCGGCCTGGGAAGCCGAAGGATCGATCAGCTTGAACTCGGCCAGCGACCGCAGCGACTCCATGTTGCCCTGGACTGATTCGCCCCAGACGTCCATGTACGCCTCGCTGGCGGCACGGCCCATGCGAGCTGCAGACTCGGCGTCGATACCGAGCTGCCCTTGGATGGTGTCCTGGATCTTCTCGCGCTCGGCGCCCTCGGCGATCGCGTTGGCGAGCATCTGGCCGGCCGCGAGGCCGATGGCAGCGACGCCCACGACGGCGGCCGCGATCGGTCCGCCTTTGCCGGCGAGTCCCTTCAGTTTGCCGGCAGCACCAGCGAGGAACCCGCCACCGAAACCGTCGCCGCCCTCCTCGCCGGCGGCAGTCGTCTCGTCGGCACCGGGCAGAGCGGACTCCATGTCCTGACCAGCACGGCGCATGTCATCCGCTGCCTGCTGAGCGACAGCGCCTGCACGGCGCTGTGTGACTGTCAGCTGATCAGTGGCGCGCTCTGCTCGACGAGCTGCCTGCTCGGTCTCACGGTGTGCGCGAGCCATGTTCTCTTCAGCACGGCGCGCCTGAGCGGACTCGTTGCCATACCGCTGGCGCGTCTCAGCCAGACGGTCGACTGCAAGACGTTCTCGATCGGCAGCGTCGACAGCGGCTTGCGCCTGCGTGCGGGCCTGGCGCTGCGCCTTTTCGAGCTCCTTCTGGACCTCTTGGTACGCCGTCGACGTACGCAACGCGGCCCGGCGGACCTGCTCGCTCGACGAGTCGGCGGCCCGACCCATCTGGACAAGGTTCTGCCGGCCAGACTCGAGGCGCTGATCGAAGTCCTCGCCACCGCGGATCGAGATGTCCGCGTAGAGATCTGCTACGCGCTCAGACATCGGCCTTCACTGCTTCACGAGCGGCGTCGGCGTTGCGCTTCTTGTCGCGCTCGGCGCGCATGAAAGCCAACAGTTTGGGTGCGTCGATGCGCTCGGACAGATGCGCGAACGCCCAGTGCGCACGGCCAAGCTCGGGGCCCTGTGGCCCAGAGCAGAAGTGGATGAGCGCGGTGCGGCCCGCGTGGTTGACGTACGGGGCCGGAACGCTGTTCGTCGTCATCTCCATGTAGGCAGGGCCAAGTATTTTCTCGACCTCGGCCTGCTCGAGCTGGGGGTCGAACTCTTCGGATTTGTCGCCCCAGAGGAACGGTCGGATCCGATCAACCTCAGCGATGGGCGGCGCCGGGATCTGGTACACCACGCCGTCAATCGGCAGGTACAGATCGGGGTCGTAGTGCTCATCGAGGTCGTCATACCGAGTTGCCACCAGGGACCGCCTTTCGCGCTTCGATGGTGCGGCGAGCCCGTGAGGTGGGTTCGCCGAGAATGACTTGCAGCCGGACAGCGAGCCACTGCCACGGGCGTTGCTCGAGCACTCCGGACGAGAGATCGATATTCCAGGGGTGCATCTGAAAGTCGATGCAAACTGCGTCCCAGGCGCCGAGGATGTCTGCCCATCGGATGTCGAGGTCGTCATCTTTGGCGGCAGGTTGGTACGCGGGAGCGTCTTTCGCCGGCCGATACCAGAGCCGGTCGCCGTATTCCGGGCGGTATGGGCCGCCGCCGGGGTCCATCTCGTTGATGGTTCCGGGAGGGTCTTCGACGTTCGGGTCGGTGGTGTCGACCATCCACACGGTGGGTTTGCGGCGTGGCGTGGCCACTGGCGGGACGCGATCGGTGGTGGGCTGAAACTTCCACGTTGCCAGCGCATTTGCGGCGCTGTCGGCGAAGTGGGTGATGGCTGTGCGACCTGCGTGAATCGCCTTGAGTTCAGGGATACCGGCGGCGACCATCTCGCCCCACGTGGCACCGAGGAAGCGTTCGATTTCTGCGCGCTCTTCGGTCGATGTCCAGGAGCGATTCTCGCCAGCAAGTCGACGATGTAGCCGCAAGACGGTCAGAGCCGACGGTGGCTCGACCCAGAACTCACGCCCGCCGATCGGCAGGATGAGCCCAGAGTCGAGCCACTCGTCGAACTGGTCGAACAACTACCCGGCCGGCTGACCCTCGGTGGTCGCGTAGACCACCACGTCACCCGGGTCGCCATCGACGATGTCGGTGACCAACAGGGTCGGCACGTTCAGGCCCGCCAGGGCGCCGCCGAACGTGATGCTGTAGCCAGCGGCGTTGCTGCCGGTGACCGTGACGTTGCCATTGCCGATGGCAGGCAGTGCAGCGAGTGCAGTCTGCAGCGCGGCGGCCGTCAGCCCCGAGACCGTCAGCGCGGTTGTGGTGCCCGAGAGCAGCTTCAGCTTGAAGCTGGTCACCAGCTCGTTGATCTGCAGACGCTGGATCTCGTTGACAGCAGCGGCGGTCGGCTTCGCGACAGCCAACCGTCGGCCGTAGCCCGTCAGCGTGATGGTCGCGCCCTGCAGCGATGCCTTCTCGCCACCGGCCGAAGAGAAGTCGACACCGGCCCGACCTTCGTACGAGTCCGGCAGGCCATCGGTGCGCCACCACCGGACGTAGACCAGCTCGTCGCTACCGAGTTCACCGTCGAGTGAGCGGAGCAGCTCGACGCCGGGATCGGGCAGGCCAGCCGCGTCGAGCTTGCGGCCCACGCTGACTTCGAGGCCCCACGACGCTTCGGTCGCCACCTGCTGGGTGTAGTTGCCCGAGTGGTAGTCGCCGCCGTCCTGACGCGTCTTGCTCACAGTCGGGTTCAGCGACTGGATCGAGCGGACGGGGGTCCATGGGTCAGACGGGCTCTTGCGGACGTCCATTCCCCAATGTCTGGCGAGAGTGACATCGAGATCAGAGGTGTCCGTCGGCTGCTTTGGTGCAGTCATTTCAACTCCTTGGGTTGAGGGTTATGCGGTAGTCGTCGGGACGCATCCAGCGGCCGTTCGAGTCCTGGGTGGACGGCGCCCGCACAATGCGGCGGACATCAATGACCCGGATGCCACCGGGCCAAACTTGGGGGCGGTACTGGTGGTCGGGCACGTGCAGGTGCATGTACACCGCGTCCGCGTGATCGCTGACGGACGAGGCGGTCTCACCGACGGCCCGGAAGCGGAGCCGGATGTCGATGTCCGGGTTGTACTCGTCGCGGTCGCGTCGGTCGGCCAGGATCTTCACTGCGAGCGCAGTGTCGGGATCGGGAGGCAGATTGCCGTCGATGAACGCTGGCAAGGTGGGATCGTCAGCGCCATACGGCTCGGTCAGGCTGTAGCGCACCAAGCCGAGTGCGGCGAGCCGCTGGGCCAGCGAATCGACCAGTTCGCCCTCGGTCGGTTCGCTCATCGGCCCAGGCTCCTTCGGATCTCGTCTGCAAGGATCTGCTCGATGCGCGGGGCTGCCGTCTCCGTCGCTTTCAGGAGGAACAGGCGCTCGCCGTTGTCGTGGCGGTTCTTCTTGCTGTAGTGCTGGCGCACTGCGTATTCCGTGTTGAAGCTGACCCGGATCGAGTCGTCGTCGAGGAGGTCTTCGCGAACGGACTCGTCGAGGGCGCCCGTCTCGTCGGGTGACAGCGCTTTGGCCTCATCGGCGAGAACCTCGCCAGCGCGACGCAGGGCGCGTCTACGTCGCCCGCCACCGAACGATGGCCAGGCCCGGAAGCTGACGGGCATCAGACGAGCGAAACCTGGTAGTACGCAGGCATCCCGGGGATCTTCGTGTCGTGCAGCCCAGCGATCTCGACAGTCGCCTCCGCGCCGCCGAGTTCGGCAGGCAGGGTGACCTTCGACCCCACGGGGATATGCGGGGTATCGGCAGCCATCGACGCTGTTGCGATCGACATCACCTCACGCCCATCTGCGTCGGTCGCGAGCTGGCTGACCATCCGAATACGCGAGAGCACGGTCACTTCTGGCTCGAAGGTTGACCCCTTCGCGGTCTGACCGCCTTTGCGTCGAATCTTCAGCGGCCAGGTGTAGAACACCGCCAACGGATCGGTCACAGCGAGTACCTGCGGAGGACGTGGCCGTAGGCACCCATCAGCCCTCTCCGAATCCCTGCCGAGTCACTGTCGCCGTAAGTGATTGCTGCGCCGTCCAGCGACGCCGACTTGATGGACGACACGCCCGAGCTGGCCCGGGCCCGGTCTCGCAGGATGTCAGCGACCACCGCGATGATCGACGGGGGAGTGGCCTGCAACCCGTGCGCCAGAGTCACTTTCACGGCCCGGAAGCCGCTCGGCCAGTTGCATGCCCGGTACAGCTGGCCAACCTCGGACCAGGTCCAGTCTGTGATCGGAACGTCGTTCTTGTCGGTGATCAGGGTCGGCTCGCTGATCAACAGCGACGGCAGCGTGAGCAACGCGCCGCCGTCGCTGTCGACGACCAGCGTCTCGGACTTGCGAGGGGCAATGTGCCACCCGCATGCGCCCCGCACGTCGTCACACGCGGACTCCAAGTCGGAGTCTTCGACCGTCAGACCGTCGGGCAGATCATCGGGAGTGACGAGCGGGTCGTAGTCCGAGAAGTCGATCACTTGGTGTCCGACCCCGCGGCCTTGTTTGCCGGGGCAGTGCGAGCCTTGTTCGCGGTCTCGGACTTGGCCTTGGCGGCGGCCTCGGCCTTCTCCTTGGCTTCGGCGTCCGCCTTGGCGCGTGCTTCGGCCTCGGCTTCGGCGCGTCGTTCTGCCGCCTCGCGCTTTGCCTCGACGGTGTCCGACTTCTTCAGACCACGCAACTTGGCGTCTTCTTCCGTCAGCTGCAGGGTGGCCGGATAGCCGTTGATCTCGACTTCGTAAATGTCCAGCATGTGAGCCTCCTCAGGCTGTGGAGCCCCACTCGGCCGGCGAATGTCACCACCGGCCGAGCGGGAGCTGATCAGTGCCATCAGGCAGCGATGTCGACCTTGACGAACGCGGTCGGTCGGGTGACAGCGAACGCCAGGCGCTCCTCGGCGAGGATCGCGACCAAGTTCCGGATGAAGAAGTCCGCGTGCGAGTCGGTCATGGTGACCGTGGTCTGCTCGCGATCCCACACGACGGCCTTCGAGAAGTCGCCGAGGAGTGCCTCACCGGCACCCTGGGTCTCGGACTCGACGACCGGCAGGCCCCACAGGGTGCGCTGGCCGATGACCTGCGGGCCGCCGTAGCGGTACACGCCGTTGAGATCCTTGGCCAGGTCGATGACCTCAGCGTCGGACGGGTTGACCACGATCGCGGTCGGGTTGACGCGGCCGACCGTGCGGGCCTTGGTGATGGCCTTGCGCACGGATTCGAACAGGTCGGTCGAAAAGGCCTGGGTCTGCACGCCGGACCAGTTGTTGATGCCGGTGAAATTCTCGCCGGAACCGTTGCCGTTGAGGATCTGGCCCTCTTCGGCCTCTGCGACATCCAGGCGCAACTCGTCGTTGATCAGACCCTCGAGAGCTGCGACGTCGGCGAGGGCGCGCTTGGTGGCCGGCACCCACTCGGCGATCGTCTTGACGACGGCGGTCTTGCGCTCGTACGCCCAGGCACCCTCGGGCTTGTAGCCGCCGTTCGGGTTGTTGATCAACGGACCGGACAGGGCCGAGCCGGTGGTGGGCGGAGCCGAGCTGGTCGCCTCGGGCACCACCGCGGCGGCGTTGGTGTGCGAGGTCTGCGCGACGTACTCGACCGTGTCAGAACCTGTGCGGCGCACCGACACCAGATCGCGGATCTTGAGTTCCTTGCGACCCAGGGGCTCGATGATCCCGGTCTGCTCGTTGACCACGAACGCGCCCGCCGAGGTATCGGCGCCACCAACGAACAGGCCCTTGACCTGAATCGGCGAGGTGTGCACGCGCGAACCCTCGGGGATCCGACCGTCCTTGAACTGCTCCATTGCCGACTTGAACTGCGTCGACTCGACAATCTGCAGGCCGAGCGACTTTGCGCGCTCGCGGGGTGGGAGCGTCTGGCCGTCCTGCGACTCCAGGTCGCCCTTGGCATCCGGACCGATGTCACCGGCGAGGGAGAGTGCGGCGTTGATGACATCTTCGTCGGCCTTGGCGGTCTTGAACTTCTCGACGAGTTCGGAACCCTTGGCGAGCGCGTCGTCGAAGTCCTTGCGCTCGGTCTCGGTCATGTCGCGGTTCTCCGCGGCGGCCTTCTCCGCGATGCCGCGAGCGGACTTCGCTGCGGCCTCGGCCGCTTCCTTCAGTTGTACGAGTCGTGTCTTCATGATTCTCCTTGGTGAGGTGTTATGCGCTCGCGGCCAGATCCAGCTCGAGCGCGTCCAACTGCGCCAGGGAGACGGACGAATTGGGCGTGGTCACACCGGCTTTGGTGCCGGGGACGGTTCCCTTACCGCTGGTCTGGTCCTGGTCTTCGTTCTCGTCCGACGAGTCATCGTCGTCGGCCGGAAGTATTGATTTCAGAGCGTCGAGACTGTCCTCGAGACGCTCGATCGTGTCGCGGATGACGGTCTCGTTCTTGGCCGAGAGCGCCTTGCCCGCCTTCATGCGCAGTGCGTCGGTTGCCGACTTCACTGCCAAGACCTCGGTCTCTTGGTTCGCGCCCAGCGGCACGACAGACACCTCGTGAATCTTGAGCTTCTCGAGTGACCAGTAGCCCGGGGTCACGGTCTTGGTACCGTCGCCGTTGTCCTGGTACTCGGCCTCGACGTAGGTTTCCTTCTCGACGTCGAACGCGAATGACATCTGAGCCACGCGGCCGGACTTGAGTAGCCGGTACACCTGGGCCGACTTCGGGGATTCCAAGTCGAGTACCGCGTGAACCTTCAGACCGCGGTCGTCCTCTTCGGACTCCTTGACGAAGCCGAGGTTGTAGTCCGGGTCGGCGAAGTTGTGACCCCAGAGCAGGGGGATTGGGTTGTCGCTCTTCGCCCAATCGGCGAGCGACTCGGCGAACGCGCCCTTCTGGACAACCTCGCCGTAGCTGTCGCGGTTACCGAACACCGAGGCGTAAGCGATGAACTCACCCTCCTCGAGTCCAGCGTCCGCGCCTGCCTTGAATCGAGCCTTGACGTTGATCTGACCGGGGCCGGCCGTTCGAGTCTTCATTCGTCCTCCTGGTCAGGGTCGACGTCCTCATCGGGCTCGTCATCAGGTGTGGGCGCCTCTTCGGCGGGGATGGGTTCCTGGGTGCCGTTTTGGGTGACGTTCAGCGGGCGAATCAGCTCGTCGCCACCGTCGATGGGTGCTCGGTTGTCCAGGGCGCGGGCCTCGTTGATGGTCATGTACGGGCCGCCGACGGCCGCCATGACCGACGCGGCGCGCTGCTCGAAGTTGCCAGACAGCTTCTCGCGCAGGTTGAACTCGACATACAGTTCATCGGCCTCATTCGGCGCGAGGTCTGGAATCAGTTGCAGTGCAATCTCGTCGACGATCATCGTGAGCCACGGACCGAGGGTGTCCTGGTAGAGCATCTTGTGCTGCTCGGTGATGTTCGAGAACGTCGCTTTGTCGAGAATTCCGATCATCGGCGGTGGGATGAAGTACGCCGCGGCGACCTCTTCACGGGTCAGCTTGCGGCCCTCGATGTACTGCAGGTCCTTCGACGATTGGTTGGCATCGACGAACTTCATGCCATCTTCGAGAATCGGTGTGCCGCCGGCCTCCGCGCCACCCCGGGCGTACTGCGCCTGCCAGGACCGCCGGAACCGTTCACGTGCCTCCGCGCTCCATTTCGAGCCTGAGACGTCAGCGGGGCGCTCGAGGTAGCCCGAAACTCGCGCACCTTTGTCGAGAACCTCTGCTCGCGCCTTCGATGACAGGTGCTCTTCGGCGAGAATCTGACGCAGTGACTCCAGCGGCGACTCGCCGTAATCAGTTGAGCCGCCGTAACCACGGAAATAGACCAGCTGCTCACGACCCAAGACCTTCTTGCCTTTACTGCCCTTGAGTTCGAACTTCTCCGGGGTCAGCCAGTTGTCGCCCAGCGGGGTGATCATCGCCGGCGGCACCCGCACCAGTTGCGGCTGAGCAGCCGTGCCCAGCTTGAGGAGATAGCCGCGGTCGTAGATCCCAAGATCGTGGACGAGCGCATCGAACAGCCGGTACTTTGTCGTCACTGCGTTCGGCTTCCACAGCACCCGCGCCAGTGGGTGGTCCATACCCAGACGCTCGCGGTCGGTGTCACCCTTGCGACGGAAGGCGTGGATGCCCAGCTGCCCAATGTTGCGCGCCAGGAACGACACCGCGGTCCGAACCGAGCGTTGCTTCCGCCACATCTCGTAGTAGTCGACAGCCAAGTCGTTGGCGAACGTGACCGGCGTTGACAAGTTGAGGGTGGTCGCAGACGGCAGCGATGGCCTTGACAGACCCTGCAGCGAACCTTCGGACACGATGAACGACATCAGGGCGCCTGGATGTAGTCGATGTGATCGCGATCCACGAGGATCGCACCATCAGCCGGCACCGGCGCCGACGCGCCAGGCTCGATCACCGCGGCACTCTTGAGAACCAGTCGGTCCGGATTCTCGGTGGTCACCACACCCGTGACTGCCGTACCGGACTTGAGGTTCACAACAACGCGTTGCAGAACGACCAAGGATGGCTCATGCGCTGCTTCCAGTGCTAGCGCCTGCCGCCGCTCCCGTCGGGAGTAGGCCAGCGTCGCGACGCCGACAACTGCAGCCATCACGGCCCAACTGGCCACCACTGCAAGAACTTCGAGCACCAGGTCTCCTCACACGATCATCAGGTCGTTGTCTTCGTAGGCACTCTCGACATCAGGTGCAGCCTCGATCGCCCGGGCGAGGCCCATGATCAGTGAGACGACCGGGTCGATCTTGTCGGCCGCATCCTTCTTCGACGGCTTCACGTTTCCGGCGTCATCGAGCACCACTGCGAAGTTGTCGACCGTCCAGCGCACCAGCGGGTTGCCGCCGTGCCGCAGGATCGGAACCTCAGGCGTGCCCTGCAGCGACAGCCGTTGCGTCTCCTTCGTCGGGCCGGACATCGATGCGAAGCCCTGGCCCATCGCGACCATCGGAGCGCCGTCGGCAGTGAGGTCGTTGACGAGCTGGGTGGCATTCCATCGGTCGTAGGCGATCTCCTGGACGTCGAAGAAGTCCGAGTCGCGTTTGATCTGGCCCTTGATGAAGTCGTAGTCCGCGACGTTGCCCGGGGTGACGGTCAGAATGCCCTGCTTCGCCCACACCGACGCCTCGCCAGCGGTCCGTGCGTCCAGGTCCTCAAGGTTCGCTTCGGGAGTCCAGACGCGCCACACGAGGTCAAACCCGCCGCGCTCCTCGTCCGGCAGCACCCAACACAGCGCCGCCAGGTCCGACGTCGACGCCAAATCCAGTCCGCCATAGGCAGTGCGGCCCTTCAGCCGGGTCTCGTCGACGATCGACGCGTTGTCGTCCCAGGCCTCGAGCTTCAGGTACTTCGTGTCCTGCTTGGTTCGCCGGCCAATGTGTAGCCGCAGGTAGCTCGCCATGTCGGCCGGTGAGTTCCGTGCCTTCGTGGCAGCGTCCCGCAGGTACGCCCTGGTCGGCGAGATCCCATATCCGGGATTCGCAGCGCGCTGCGCCTCTTCACTGAGCGGGTCCATCTCCGCAGGCGCCGCGAACACCACGCCGTACGTCGACGGATCCTTCAGCGCGCCCCGGGCGAGCTGCTCGATCATCGTCCGCTTCCGGTCATACGGCGTGTGCCGCTTGCCCGAGTCCGCGGTGGTGATGAACAGGATCAGCGGCTGAGAGCGAGAGCCCGTGCCGGTCTCGATCGCCTCGACCAAGTCGTAGGTCTTGTGCAGGTGCAGCTCGTCGACGATGCCGCCGTGCAAGTCGGCGCCGTGCTGCGCGTCGCCCGCCGAGGCCACCGCCTGGAAGTAGCTGCCTGACTTCGGATGAGTCACCTTGCCGGTGAACGTCTTCGTGTACGGCCGCAGCGCGGGCGACTTCTCGCAGATCAGCTTGATCGGGTCGAAGACGAACTGCGCCTGTTCCTTCCGCGTCGCCGCGGCGATCACCTGAGCGCCAGCCTCACCGTCAGCACACGTCAGGTACAGGCCAATACCGCCGGCCAGCGTCGACTTCCCGTTCTTTCGCGGCAGGTCCACGTACAGCGTGCGGATGATCCGAACCAGGATGCCCAGATCCTCGTCCATATGGACCCAGCCGAACGTCGGTGCCAGAACGTACGCCACCTGCCACGGGTCAGGCTTGAGCGGCTTGCCCGCCAGCCGGCCCTTCGTGTGGCGCAGTAGCCCGAACGAGGTCAGCACCTTGTCCACCCGGGCCGCATCGAACCGAGCGCCAGGCACATCCCGAGGCTCGGGCGTCTTGATCAGCGGCGGACAATCCGGAAGGGGAATGCCACGACTCGCCAGATACCAACCGACCTCGGGGGAGATCTTCAGCCGGTCGAGCTCCTCGAGATCAAGCTCAGGCGAAAGGGTTGGCGTCTTCGTCATCCGGCGCCCCTTCGACCGCACCGAACGCCGCCGACAGCTTCCCTTCGGCCGATGGAGTCAGCCCGAACTCGCCGGCCCACATCCGCAACTGCTGAGACGCGCGCTCAGCCACCGCCATCGCCGGATTCTTGGTCATCCAGGTCGTCTCAGTCCCGTCCTTGCGAAGCGAGTGGTTCTTGACGACGATCCCGTTCTTGCGGACCTCTTGGATCGCGTCCTTGTACGTCGCCCACGTCTCGCAGTACGCCGTCAACGATGCGCGATCCTCTTCCTTCGTCAGGTCCAGCCGAGACAGGCCAGGCACCACGCGCTTCCACTCCGCCTTCGCCTCGCGAGACAGCCAGGTCGGCGGCTTCGGCGGGATGCGTCGGAAGTCGGGAGGGGGCGCGACCGGCCGGCCACCGCTATCGCGACCCTCGGCCCTGCCGTTCAGGAGCTTCAAGCTCGGAGGTGCAGCCGCTGGACCAGGCATCATGCACCTCCTCGACGAAAGACGTTGGTTTTCAGTGACTTTCGTGTCTGAAAGTCGTTGCGCTGGTGCGCATTCCGGGATACCCCCCATGGCGCGCAACATGAGCGGCAAAAAAGAAGACCAACCAGTCGGGCTCCACCTTCACCCCGGCTAGAGATCTCGACCCCCTACCCCCCGCTGGGCTTCTGACCTGGTCTTTTGCTCGTGGTGGGGAGTGCAGAGGGATTGGTAGTTGGCGAAGTCGTACTTGGCTCCGCCGGCCTTGACGTTGACGATGTGATCGCCTTCGGTGGCGAGTGCTGTGCAGCCTGGCCATTGGCAGATGGGGTGTGCTTCGAGCTGGGCGGCTCGCATGCGTTGTTGCCGGCGGCTGGTGCCGCTGTTGCCGTAGCTCGATCCTTCCCATGCTGGTTTGCATGGGCATCGTCCGTTGGCTGGTGCGGGCTTGCGGCAGCGGTTGCAGACGCGTGGTGGTCGGGTTGGCATCAGGCAACGATGGACATGGGGTCGACGCCGCGTTCCTTCATGGCTCGGGCTGTCTGTGTGTCGAGCCTGGGCTTCCAGTCGGGGCCCATGATCTTGATGAACGTCTCGCGTGCGTCAGCGACAGCACGCACCAGCTGGTCGCGCTTGCGTGGCTTACCGCCAATCGCCTTGATGTGCTGGATGCGGGGGAGTAGCAGTCTTTGCAGTTGCTCGAGCTGTGCTCGGTCGCCTTGCTCTTCGACTGCGCATGCAACGCCAGCGATGAGGAGGCGGAACTCGGCCATGATGTCGGACTCGGGTAGGCGCTGGGTCACTGCTCGGCCCCGCACGTGGTGCAGGTCTTCAGGTCATCGCTACCGATCTCGGGTGTGTCGACCCAGCTGTGCTCGATGAAGGGCGACGTCGAGCAGTCCTCGCCTCGGTACACCGCGGCCTTGGCCACCAGCTCGTCATAGCTCATCGCTTGCTCACCTTGTCGGGTCGCCAGTTGTCGAGGTTGCCGGCCACGATGGCGCTCTCGCCGTAGATCGCGGCGAGCTGGTCGAACGCCTCGCTCGTGGTGCCTGGTGTTGCCGTGATGGCGTCGAGGACGGGGAGTGGATCAGCACCTGGTGTGGGTACGACCTGGAAGCCGATGGTGCGTTCGTTGGTCCACAGGGTTCCGTGGCACAGGCCTCGCACGATGACCCATCGGCCTGGGCCTGTGCGTTCGGTGGGCTCGGCGAAGCGGGAGCAGAGGTCAGCCATCACGCCGCTCCTCTCGTGGGGGCCTGATCGCAGCGCGCAGCGTCACCCTCGCCCTGAAAGGTGAGGGTTCGGACGGGCCGGTGCATGACCGGTGTCGCAAGGGGTGGGCTTTGCTGGCGAGTGCGCGAGTACCAGCGTTCACGCGCTGCGATGAGGGGGTGTGATCCAGACTGGAATCCTGCACCTGGGCAGGGGTCGTCAGTGGCGGATTGAGGTCCAATATACACAAAGTGCTGGTCATCGGCGTGCACCCACTTTCGGCTTGTCGCTGGTGCGCCTGAGCCTGCGAACGTCATCGATCGAGAACATCGGGGTGTCGTTCTGGTGGATCCAGTAGTTGACGATCCGGCCGTCGTGACGCCAGCCCCGCGGCTGCAGGCGGTGGGTGTCGCGCCAGTGGTAGAACGTCGACTTGGCAACGGGCTCACCGAGTTCGCGCATCACCTTGAAGATCTGACTGGCCGGCATCAGGTACTTGCCGACGTCGTTGAGCAGCTGCTGTTCGAGTACGCGGGTGTCGTGGTCGACCTTGCATCGTGGGCAGGTGATGCGGTCGACGATGGGTGAGTCAGGGTCGGTGTCGTTCTGGCGTGGCGCGTACAGCGGGATGCCGCAGGTTTGTGGTTCACCTCGAGGGCCATCACCGATGGGGGTGGGGCAGGGTCCTCGATATGCGGGTGGCACACGGGGGTTGATGACGGTCAGGGCTCGGCTGATGGTGGTGTGAATCTCGTTGGCGCACATAGCCGCGTCTTCGTGATTCATGATCGACAGGTAGTTCGCCGACAGCCATCGCGAGAGATCCTGGGTGGTGGGGTTGTATCCGGCGGCGGGTAGCCGGCGGATGCCGCGCTTGGGTAGTGGGCCGATGAAGTCGTGGGGGACTGCATCGATGGGCCAGAAGCCGACGCCGTTGGTGTCGCACAGGTCGCGGACCCAGCGCATGCACACGGTGCGCAGCTCGTCGTAGAGCCCGTGGGCCCAGCTGTTGAACGGGACGGGCGATTCTTCCTCGTCCTCGGTGACCTTGCGTCGGGGTGGGCTGACGGTCTGAGCGAGGGCGGTGAGCTTGAGGGCTGACTCGCCGAGTCGTGTTGCGAGCCAGGGGACGAGGCTCAGATCGTGCAGGAGGGCTTGACCACAGTTGGTGCAGAGGAACGCATCAGCTCGGCCGCCGCACTTCCGGCATGGGGTCACGCGCATAGCTCCTTCGGCCAGGCCACCACATCGAGCCCTGCGTGGTGGCGATCCTTGATCTCGAACGGCAGAGTCCATCCGAGCTTGAGTGCGCCCATCGCGGCCATGGTCAGCGCGTCGGCGCAGTCGTCGTTGGGGATGCGGATGTTGGGCCACTGGTCACGCACACAGGCCAGAACGAGCTTCTTGTCGGCGTTGCCAGAGCCGGTGGCCCACTTTGCTCGGGTCTTCGGATTGCACACGGCGACCTCGGTGTCTCGGGCACGAAGTGCCGAGTACAGGCCACCCCAGAGGACGCACCGGTCACGGAAGCTCGGCAGGAGCCTGACGTGTGACGGCAGGTCTTCCATGACCACGAGGCCTGTGGCCCGCGGGATCTTGCTCAGCACGAGGCGTGTCTGGCTGACGATGCGGTTGCTGCGGTCGTCCCAGCTCGCCGAGTCCTTGCCGGGATGTCCAACTGACAGCAGCTGCGCGACGTAGGCCATTTCGACGTATCCGTCGGACGGGATGTGCATCCGGGTCTCCTGGCGTAGCACCGCGATTCCGCAGCTGGTGAGTGATGGGTCCAGGCCCACGATGGTGCTCACAGTGGCACCACGGAGCGGATCAGGTCGTGGACGCATGTCAGGCGCTCGTGACAGCCGCCGCACTCGATGTGGTGGCCGGCGAAGCGCTCGAAGACGGCGCGGTGCCGATCGACAGATGCGTCGAAGCACTTGCGGCAGAGCAGGTACAACCGGCCGGTGTCACAGGTGGCGGGGTCGTCTTCCATGTGGAAGTACCTCGCTCGGAGGTCAGCCGATGCGTCACAACTCTCGACGTCGCAGGCCGGGGACGTGTCGACCGATGGCAGGTCCAGGTCGACGGGGGACTCGGTGGGAGCGGTCATGATTCGTCCTCTCGCTCGGACTTGCCGCCGATGGCGGCCCGGACCATGGCCATGCCGCGAGCAGCGCGCTCGTCGTCGGCCGGGTCGTGGGAGCACAATCGGCCGGCGCGGTAGCCGTCCTCGTCGCACAGGTCGCAGTTGGCGATCGCCAACGCACGGGTCTCGGCAGCGGTGCGGGCCGCTTCGGATCGCGCCAGGCCCTCACGCCGAGACTGGCCGAGGTCCCACGCTTCGCGGTCTTGCCGTGCGACGCCGCAGGCTCGGCACGGGGCGTCGGTCGGTTCGTGGATGTGCTTCGGGCAGCGGGGCGGTGGGGGTCGTTGCTCAGCTCGCCCGTCGTGTCGGTGTCGGCCTCGCGCGTACGCGACCCCCCAACCCAACCACCTACAGACGTAACCTCTCCCACTCCCTCTCCCACTCCCGGGGGTTCCGAAACGGTTTCGGAAGGGTTAGACGGTTCGGGAACGGTTTGCACAACGGTTTCAGAACCGTTGTGGGAACGGTTCTCTGACGGTTCGATGGGATCGATCTCGTCAGCCACCTTCGTGGCCTCCGCTCGACGCAACCGCCTCAGCTCGACCGCCAGCTCGTGACGCAGCTTCTCCGAGGCGACCATGGTGGCGCAGCGCAGAGCGTTCTTGAGGATGTTCGGGTAGCGGGTGATGTCGCTCTGACGCATGTACGAGCGCACGAACACCTCATCGGTGTCCTCGTCGACGAACACGAAACGGGCGGCTTCCAGCTCCTTCAGATCGGACCAGACGTCCTCGCTGGTGATCGAGTCACAACCCTTGGCCCACTTGGCGACCTGGAGCGGCTGAATGCCCGCGCGGTCGAGCTCCTTCTGGCTGAGGAGCTGACCGTACGTGGTCTGTGCGGTGCGGCTGATGGCGCGGAAGTCCTTGTCGCGCCAGATCGATTCTTTGAGCATTCCTGCAGAGTTGGCCATCAGGTACCAGTCCCTTCGAAGTCGAGCGTGGCGGCCTGCAGCCGCGTCCGTAGCGACAGGTCGAGGTACTCGCGGTTGATGTCGATGCCGACGTACTTCCGCCCATGGCGGGCTGCTGCGAGTCCCGTGGTGCCACTTCCGCTGAACGGGTCGAGGACAGTGCCGCGGGGTTTGCATCCGGCCTGGATGCATCGTTCGGCCAGAGTCACCGGCATGGTGGCGAAGTGTGCGCCCGGAAACGGTTGCGTTGCAATGGTCCACACATCACCCGGGTTGCGACCGCGTGGATGAGCGGCGGTGTGCCGTTCCCCCGTGGGGCCACCATTAGTTTGCGGATTCGCGCCTGGCGGCGTGGCCTCTGGCCGACCCCATCGACGCGCGATGGAGTTCTCTTTGTTGACGCCACCAGACCTAGATCGGCGGGAGAGATCACGGTCGCCGTCGTACTGCACCCGAATAGCGTCGAGGTCAAAGAAGTAGCGTGACGATTTTGTCAACAGAAAGACGTGCTCGTGCCGCTTACTGAGCCGATCTGTAATGCTCTCCGGCATACCGTTCGCCTTTGACCAGATGACGTCGTTGCGCAGAATCCAGCCGTCGTCCTGGAGCGCGAACGCGACGCGCCAGGGAATGCCGAATAGGTTTTTCGCAGGTGGGCCACCAGGGCGAATGGCGCCGGTGCGTGACGCCGAGTGCCTGAACGCGTCGGCCGCTCGCTGTTTCGTATGGAAGTCGTCGCGATGGGGGTTGTGCCCCTGGTTGCCCCAAGACCCGGCATAGCTGTCACCGAGGTTCAACCAGAGTGTTCCGTCGTCGGCAAGCACACGACGCAGCTCGGAGAACAACGCTCGCAACGTCTCGGCATACTCGATGGGCGACTCTTCGAGCCCGTATTGCCCATCGACGCCGTAGTCCCGAAGTCCGAAGTATGGCGGGCTGGTGACGATGCAATCGACAGATTGCGCCGGCAGCTCGCGCGCGACGGCGAGCGCATCGCCGAGGTAGAGGGTCGCGGAGTCGTCTCGGTAGTGCAGGCTCATGTCGGCGCGTCCTCCCACACCACACCGCACCCACAGATGACAGCGGGTGGCTGGGCACCGTTGAGCCGGGATCTCTGCCAGTGGCGGAGGGCCCAACGGTGCCAGCACATTTCGAGGTAGGCGATCACGCGTCGGGCTCCCTGTCCTCGTCGCGATCGCAGATCCAGCACGGCTCAGTGGTCATGAGCCATCCGCCAGGGTGATCTTGATGCGAGGGCTCGCGAGCAGACCTTTAGCCCGGGCTCGGTACTCGTGGGCGTACTGGCTGGGCCACGCGGCGGACGTGCCAGAGTTGTTGTGCATGACTTCGGCGACCGTCTCGATCAAGTCGCCGCGCTCCTCGATCTTGTCGATCAGGTCGAGTCCTCGACCTCGGACCAATTCGCCGAGACCTTCAGCGCCGTCAGTCCACTGGCGTTCGCCGCCCAGCTCTTCGTCTGAGACCTGACCGAACCAGTCGCGCACGAAGTTGCCGTGGTCGGCGTCGGTGATGTCAGGTGCGGGTAGCGGGCCGTTCTTGGTGAACTCACGAATGGCATCTGCTGCGCGTGGAATCCAGTAGTGCTGCGCCGTGACCCAGTCATCGGAGTCGGCAGCGCTGTTCGCTGCAGTCCTGGGGCCCTGGTTGTTTCGGCCTCCCCACATCGCCTTGGCGACGGCCTCCAGGTGGGGCGCGCTCACTGGATCTGCCCGATCCAGTCGACCGTGCCGTCACGCTTCTCGACAACCAAACGCCACGGGGTGACGGGGGCCTTACCCAGGTCGAAGAAGGTCGACCGTGTTCCGAAGAGCGAGTCGAGTGTCGACAGGCAGCGGTCACGGCGCGCGTATCCCTCACCCTGAGCCAGGGTCGAGCCGTTCCTGGCCTTCGCCCGCCAGTACCAATCGGCCATCCCTGGCCCAGCGATGACGCCGGAGTAGACAACAATGGTGCCGCGCGTGATCTTGCCCGCGGGATTGTCGTGGACGATCACGCTTCATCACCACCGTCGGAGAACATCGCTGCCTTGCGCTCCTCGCCGTTCGGCTGCTCGTCGTCACCTGGCAGCTCGGGCACCGAGACGAGGCCCATGGCGTCGCCGAGCGTCTGGGGCTCGTCGCCCTCGCCGTCGGTCCTGGTCTCGTCGTCGGCGTCGAACAGGCCCGGCTGCTTCTCGTCGACGATCGGTACCTTGCCCTGCTCGTACATCGAGACCTGGCACATGTCGACGACCATGCGGGGCTCGCCGTCCACCTGGTCGAGGTGGACCTTCTTGCACCATGCCTTGACGACGTAGGTGCGGTATTCGCCGTACTCGGGCGGATCGTCGAGGGCGTACTCGCTCATGCCGCCGACGATCTTCACCTTGGCCGCTTTGACGAGCGGGTGCGGGTTGCGACGGCCAGGTTTTCGGGTGCTTCAGTAATGTGTCCCATGGTGTTTCAGTCCTTGGTGTTGTCGGAGGCAGGGGATTAGTTCTGAGCGTCTTTGGCCTGGGCGTCCTCGAGGAGCATGTTCTCGACCGTCTCGACCAGGACTCCCTCTGCTTGAAGGCCGCCCAGCGTGGTGATGAGGTCTGCGACTTCGTCACGGGTAAGGGTTCGGATGTCGGTGACGGGCTCCGCCCGGTTGACCGTCCTGTTGATCACGACGTACCTGGCAGCCCAGTTGTTGGTCTCGAGGTTGGCATCAGCGAATAGTCGGTCAAGCTCGTCGGCCTGCTTCTTCGTCGGCTTGGCTGGTGCCTTGACCTGCGTGGTGTCCTGTTTCTCGACCGAATCCGAGGTGGCCTCAGGGCCGACGCCAAGTGCGTTTCGCAGTCCGTCGACGCCACTCTCGTTGCGGACCCGACGAATGGGCGTTGGCTGGTCTTCGAGTTCGAGTTCCTCGCGGCTGTACGGAATACCGAGCAGCACCTCGGGGGCGATCTTGCGGCACACCTCGGTTGCAGCTTTGGCGTACAGCATTGCCTGAGGGTCGCTCTCGTACTTCTTGTTGGTGAGGTAGCCGGCCTTTCGGGCACGGGCGATGTCCCATGTCGACGCTTCCTCGATCCCAGTCTTCAGGTCGACGGCCTTGACGGTCACGGACTCATCGGTGGAAGAGACGGTCTGCACCGCGTACCCGCGGGTCTTGACCAGAGCGACCATCGTCCGGGCGTAGATGGCTGGCTTGCCGTGAACAACGAAGATCTGCTGGATCGACTGAATGGGGGACAGGCCCAGTTCGGCGCCGTACAGAATCGCGACGGTCGCGTTGCCAGCCTTGCGCTTGTAGTCCACTGGGGCCAGATCAGACGCGGCGAGCGCCTCACCGAGCTGGCTGGCGGCCTGCATGGCGGCGGCCTGTTCAGCCAGCTGCGAGATGGCGCCGCTGCTGATCGGGTTTTGCTGGGCGGGAAGGGTTGTGATCTCGGTGCTCTGTTCGATTGTCATGCTGCGACGCCTTTCGTAAGGAGGGATTGCGGGTCGATCTTCGGATTCGGGTAGAGCGCAACGGAGTCGCCACGGGCTGGACGACGATCCGCGATTCGTTGGTCGCCGACGACGGCGTAGTGGCTGCTGCCCATCGCGTCGAGCAGGCGGGTCTTGAGGCCCTGCTCGCGCTTCTTCGCCGCCTTGAGAGCGGCGTTGGTCGCGAGGTAATCGGCGGCGAGCTCCGGGTCGATCGGCGCGTCGGTGTCGTCAATGTCGGGGTGCAGTGCCTTGACGGTCTCGTAGCAGCTGATCGAGTCATCGAGAGGCGGACGGACCAGCTCAGTCAGTGACGTCATCCACTGCTGGCAGCGCTCGATGATGGCGGTCGCGATCTGCTGGTCGTACTCGATGACGTAGATCTTCGGCTTGCCGTACTGGGGCCAGAGGACGATGTTGGCGGGGTCGGTCCACCCGGTGATCAGTTGCTGGGTGATGACCTGGGCGGTGTAGTCCTGCGGGACAATGCCTGACCCGTCGTCGCCCCACTCCAAGAGGTCACGCGCGGTCTTCACTTCGACGACCCGGCGGAGGCTGCCACGGACGCCGCGGCGATCGACAGTCGCGAGGTTGGCGAACGGCAGCGCGGGGTTGCTCGTCTGGACCTCACCCCGCGAGATGAGCCATCCGGGGTTCTTGTACTTCCAGTACTCGGCGGCCGCCATCTCGGCTGCGTGGCCGTAGTCAAAGTCGTCCTGCTGGGCGTCCTTGATCGGCGTCTGCTCGACTATGCCGGCCATCTCGTGCCACAACGTGAATTGCGACTTGAACCGCGAGACGCCAAGGATAGATGGCACTTTCGACGGCGTGATCAGCTTGAGCCATTCAGCTGACCCGGGCGGAATGAACGTCACTGGGTGTCCTCTTCGTTGGTGGGATGGGCTTCGACGATGTGAATGACGCGAGCCCAGGGGATGTAGTGCGAGGCGGTCTCGGTGACGACGTAGACGACGTTTGGGTCCTCCATCAGCACCTCGCCGTTAATGGGTTCCTGCTTGCCGCCGACGCCCTTCTCGTAGAGCACCTGGCCCCTCATGACGCGAGTCCGTACTTCAGGCCAAGCGCGGTGTTCTGGTCCGCCTTCTCTACGGCTGTGGCCCAGGGGTCCAGGTGGTCGCCGTAGTGCTGGGACCAGCGGAGCCAGTTGATATCTGCTTCGTCGGCTTCGATCCCGAGCGAGACGATCAGGTCGCGGATGCTCAGCTCGTTCATGAACCGGCGTTGGATCGTGGTGTCGATCAGGCCTAGCTCCCAGAGCGCCATACCCTCAAGCGAGCTGGGCTGGTCGTCGTACACGTAGTAGCGCTCGCCGCCGAGGGGCACGCGGTAGTAGCGGTGGGGTTCACGGGCGGCGACCTCGCGCACCTTGGTGACGATGTCGGCGGCCGTGATGGTGGTCTCGGTCATTTGCGTCGACTCCTGGCTGCTTTGCGGAACTCGTCCGCGTTGGGGCAGTTGCGAAAGTGGGCCTGGTACACGGGAAGTCCCGCGTAGCGCATGCCGAGTGCCTGGCCCTTGCGGAGCACCACAGCTGTCGGCAGGGGACCGTCGCGGCCACGAGTCGGCGGGGCCTCGGTGATCGCGAGGTTGCCGTCGGGGACCGGGGCAACGTCGACGGGCATCTTCTCGGAGCGGTCGGTGGACACGAAGAAGATGCGGGCCTTGCAGCCGCGGCATCGGGTGATCGACCGCGGGTTCGGAATGAAGGCGTCCTGGGCGCTCATGACGCCTCCGCCAGCCACCGGATACGGCTCCGGTATCGCAGGACGTGGCGCTCCGAAATGCGGAGTCGAAGGCCGATCTCGCGTGCCGAATGACCCTGCTCAGTGAGTCGACGAACCGCCTCGGTTCGTTCGGTAGTGGTGATTTCAACGCGGCGCCCGGCCATTGCGCGCTCGATGGCGAACTCGTCAACGATCTCGTCACCTTGCGGTGTGCGGTACACCCAGTCCTGAACCATGTGCACTGAGCAGAATGGTCCGCCGCCGCTCTTCCGCCGTGGCCGGTCGCAACGAATGCACTGCATCACTCATCACCGCCCCGCGAGCAGACGACGATCTTGGCGCCGACGAGATCGGCTTCAGTGATGTGGCCCTCGGCGAGGAGCCAGTCGATGACTTCCTGGACGGTGTCAGCTCTGGCCATTGGTGACCACCTCCGGCGCGAGATCATGCTGGCCGACGAGGTAGACCATCTTGGTCATGCCGTCGTGGCTGTACTCGAGGTAGAGCGTGGGTGCGGCGCTGCGCTCGGCCAGGCTGTATCGGTCGTAGGACACGACAGTCCAGGCGTATCCGTCAGGCGCGGGGATCGCTTCGGCGACCTCGGTGAGGTTCATGAGCGTCCCTTGCGGTTCAGCTCGTCGAGCGCCTTGTCGATGACGTCGGAGACGTCCTCGCCCATCTCCTGCACGTTGAGGTCCCAGTCGACGCCGTAGAGCGTGACGCGGACCCGACCGCCGCCGATGAACGTGATCGTGGCGTCGATGAGCTGCTCGGCACAACGGGCCTGCAGATCGAGCAGGAGCTGGCCGGCCTTCATGCGCTCGCGGTCGAGCTGGGCCTGGCCGGCCTTCCGAACGCTGTCGGCGAGGTTGCCGTAGCGGGCCTGGGTGGTGGTCATCGGATCTCACCCCGGTCGACCTCGGTGACCTCGTAGCGGTCAAAGTCCTCGTCGGCCTTCTTGTCTCGACGGCAGGCGATGACGAGCGCGGACAGCGCTACGAGCACCACCATCGCGAGCACGAAGTAGATGCCGAAGACATCTGCGTTATCGTGGTTAATCACTGGGACTCCTTGTCAGTCCTTCTCGGGAACCCGTCGAGCTGGCACTCGGCGGGTTCGTTTTCTTGGTTGGTCCCCGCGCCGCCAACCCCAGGCGGCGCGGAAGTCATGCAGAGCGCCGATCGGGCGTCTGTCGTAGTGCGCGCATGAAGCGGTCAATGTCGTCGCGGTGGATCTTGTAGACGCCGCCCCGTTTGCGTTGTGTCGCAGGCAATTCCCGCGATGCGCACCAGTCGCTGACTGTGCGCGGGTGTGGGCTGGTGTGGGTGCCGGGGCCTTCCCAGCCCATGTAGCGAGCGGCACCCTCGATCGAGAGGTATGGAGAGTCGGTCATGACGCCGCCTTTACTGGGTGCCCGTTGCGGTTGGTGACTGCCAAGTCGTCAATCACTTCGGCCAAAAAAGAGAGCCGGGCGGGGCGTTCAGAACCTTCTCGATCTTGGGGCCTACCGCAGGCTTGCAGTAGGTACGCGCGCCGCGTCGGAGGTGCGCAATAACCGAGACGCTGACCCCAACTTTCTCGGCGAGGGAGCGGTTCGATTCTTCTCGAAAGACCATGTACTGGTCGAGGACTTGGTGGCTGATGAGCTTCACCAGGAGCCTCCTGTGGCTTGTTGTCATGTTGACTTCCTCACGGTAACCGAGTGATTGATGACTGTCCAGCTGTCAATCAATGTAACCGGTAGCGGTTACCGGCGCAATCGGAAAGGCTGGGCCTGACGTGCAGGTCAGGAAACTACATGCGCGTAGTTTGTAACTGGGTCAGTTACTCTCCCACTATTCGAACAGGCTGAAAAACAGGGAGCGTCCGTAACCGTGAGCGCACTTTCCGACCTACTCAACCGACGCCGCGGCGACCGCAGCGTGCGGGAGATCGGCCGCGCTGCCACCAACTACGGGGTGGGCGAGAGCACCGTCATTCCGTACTTCAGTGGCAAGCACGGCACCCGACCTCCAGAGAAGGTCTTGGCTGCGCTCGCGGCGGTGCTGGATATCCGGATCGAGGAGCTGCGTGAAGCAGCCGGCAAGCCAGTCGGGGAGCGGGAACCATACCGCCCGCCCGAGGAGGCGAACCTTCTCGATCAGCGCCAGCGCCGCGCCGTAGACGAGCTGATCCGCAGCATCGTCGCGTCGCGAGGAGCTACTGATGCCGAAGACCTACAAACGCCTGCGCCGGCACCGCGAACACCGGGCGAAGCGAACGAAGACCAGGAGGCTCGGCGCAAGGGCTTGACCTTGATACCCGGCGATCAAGGCGAGGACCTTGCCGAGGACGAGGACCCGCCGTTCCCTGAGGACTGGGAAGAGCGCGGCGCAGCGTACCGGCCGAAGATCGACGATGCGGGATACACGGAGCAACCGCCAGACTGAATAACAATCGTGTTATTCGGTTGTCCCACAACGATTGTCGTAGGTGTCCGATATGAATTCGGCCCATGACGACCGGGACTATGCCAAGTCAGCGATGGCACCCTTGGCGCACGCTACGCACGAGGTACCCGGAGGTCCGGGTGATCACCACGGTCAGGCTCCCGAAGGGTCTGCACGGGTACCGGGAGGGGGCCACCATCTGGATCAGCTCAGCGCTCAACCAGCGCCAACGACGCTGCGCCCTGACGCACGAGCTGTTCCACTACGAACGGGCCGCGTTCCCGATCACCCACGCCGAGGAACTCATCGTCCGCAGGCTCACCGCGTGCCAGCTCATCACGATCGACGAACTGGCCGCCGCGTTCCGCTGGCGCCACGACAGCTGCGAGCAGATGGCCGAGGAGCTGTGGGTGACCCGGGACATCCTGGCCGACCGGCTGCACTTCCTGGATCCGATCGAAGTGGCCGAGCTCGAGGACGCGCTGGGCGACGACTGGACGCAGGGGGCGTTGTGACAGACCTCGATCGCCAGATACTCGAATTCGGAGGGGAAGTGGTGGAGGTATGCCGGCAACAAAGAGGCGGCGATCCGCGACCAGTTCGGATGGGGCCCCATTCGGTACGCGCAACGTCTCAACGCAGTATTAGATGATCCCGAAGCTCACGCACACGATCCCCACCTGGTGAAACGTCTTCGTCGGATACGAGACGGCCGAGAGGCGGCCAGGCGACAGAGGAGAGACCTACGATGACCGGCCCGTACAACCCGCCACCGCAAGGCCCCCAATGGAACCAGGGGCCACCACCGGTTACGGACGCCATGATCAACGCAGAGCTGGAACGCCAGCGACGTCGTAACAAACGCCTCCTGATCGGGGGTAGCTGCGTTGCGCTGGTCGTGATCATCGGTCTGGTGGTAGCTGTCGTGATGCTGGCGGCGAGCAACTCGGGCTCGAAATCGGCCGGCGCAAGCCGCACTTTCCAGACGTACACGCCACCCGCGGCCGCCGAGACGACCGCCGCTCGGACGACAGCGCCTTCTCCGACTAGACCGGTTCGCGGTCTCGGCGAGGTCATCACGCTGACTGGTGACGGCACCGAAATTCTCGACTACGCCGTTACGTCAATTGAGGTCGACGGCGACTGCACTGACTCGTACGTCAGTGAGCCCAAGAATGGGCATCTGATCGTCGTGACCCTGGATGTGCAGACCACGGCGAACTACACCGAGGACTACGCGTCAATACTCGACCCTCAGGACTTCGCGATCGTCGGCCCGGACGGCGTGACCGAGACCGGCAACTGGACTGTGTCGTCTTATGGCTGCACGAACAATCAGGTGCCTGATGGCTTCTCGCCCAGCTCGAAGTACACGTACAAGATTGCGCTCGACTCCAAGAACACCTCGGGCACGTTGCGGTACGAGATCGGCAACGCCTCGTCGAGCTGGACGTTCTGAGGTTCAGCCATGGCCAGCATCCAGTCCTACTCAACGGCGAAGGGGAAGCGGTACCGCGTCCGGTATCGCAAGCCTGACGGCACGCAGACCGACCGCCGCGGCTTTCTCACGAAGAAGGCGGCCGAGGCATGGGCGGCAGACAACCTCCTGAAGCTGATGCAGGGGACGTGGATTGATCCGCTGGCCGGCCGGGTGACGGTAGGGGAGCTGGGCGAGAAGTGGGTGGCCCGGCAGTCCGGGCTCAAGCCGTCGGCGCGCAAACCCATCTCAATCGCGTGGCGGCATCGGGTGGAGCCTCGGTGGGGTGATGTGTCGATCGGCGAGATCCGGCCAACCGAGGTGCAGGACTGGCTGTCGACGCTGAAGAAGATGCCGCGCAAGGAGACGGCGGCCGAGGACCTCGAGCCGCTGGCCGCGACCGGCGTGATCTACGCGCACCAGGTGCTTCACGGCATCCTGGCCGATGCGGTCCGAGATCGACTGATCGGCATGAACCCGGCCGACGGGATGGATTTGCCGCGCAAGGGGTCCAAGCGCAAGCTCTACCTCACGCACGAGCAGCTGCACGCGTTCGCCGAGGCGATCGAGCAGACGTCCATCGACGCTGAGGCCCGCGCGGTCCTGGCCCTCACGCTCGGCTACACGGGCATCCGGTGGGGTGAGGCGACAGGTCTGCGGGTGCGCGGTGTGAACGCGCTCCGCAAGCGTTTGGTGGTTCGGGACAACGCGGTCGAGGTCGACGGCACGATCATCGAGGGCACCACGAAAAGTCACCGCGAGCGCACCGTGCCGGTGCCGGCCTTTCTGATGGGCCGCATCGCCGCACTGTGCGAGGGCAAGGGGCCCCACGAGTTGGTGTGGTCGAAGGATGGGAAGCACCTGCCGTTGCCGCCGTACACCCGCGGTTGGTGGCAGCAGTCGATCATCGCGGCCGGCCTTCCCCGGTTCACCCCGCATGATCTGCGCCACACTGCAGCGTCTCTCGCGGTCCAAGCCGGGGCCAATGTGAAGGCGATTCAGAAGATGCTCGGGCACTCGTCGGCGGCGATGACGCTCGATGTGTACGCCGATCTTTTCGACGATGATCTCGATGATGTGGCGAATCGTTTGGATTCAGCCGTGGGCATTATGTGGGCAAAACGGGCTGAGTGA